ATAATGTTTTTGTTGATGGGGGGGGGGGGGTATTTGTCATGGCCTATTTCTTATTTCTATTTCTGTTACCTCAACGCATGAGAATTGATTGGTCATTCGCAGCTGGTTATGGCCATGCAATAGACCAGGTAGATCGTGGGCTAACCCCTCACTCGCTGATATGGCCATAACCACTTACCTCAATGCATCGCGTATAAGGCCATTGGGAAGGCCATTAGCGCATTATCTCATGGCTACGGCCATACTGATATGGTCCGTTGGTAAGGCCATGCTATAGGTCATCCTATTGCCGATGTTAGCATACGGCAATTGCCGTATTCTATGGCCTATATAAGCGTATCGAAAGAAATGGCCGTGGTATATAAAGGTTGGCCTAGAGTATATATACTATCACCGATAGGTATATATACCCCCCCTTTGTCGGACAGACCCCCCCTAACTGTCAGACACGGCCACCCGTCCCATGCGAGCCGCGCCCCGTTCCAGACCAGGTAGTTAGAAACCGGCTGTATGTGTCCAATAATGTGTGCGGAGTTAGGGAGGTATTATATCTTAGCAGTTGCCTATGGATACTCATGGATGCGGCAGAGGTAGTTGCCTGGGTGTTTGGCACGGGTGCGTTGCTGTTGCTGTCGTATTTGGTTGTTAGGTTGTGCATGGAGGATTAGGTATGGTTGAAGAACGGTTGCATCCGATGCCTGATGTTTATCAGGTTATCTCTGACTGTAGCGAGCAGTTAAAGACAAGTGGGAGGAAGATGACGGTGTACGAGGGTGCTCGAAGATATAACATCTGCGTCTGCGATATGCTGAGTGTGGTGCGTGAGATAATGTTGTTGCATCCTGATTGGAAATTGGAGTTTGTTAGTCCATCGCCGAGGAAGGTTGTGGAATAATGGCAATCATCAAGAAAAAGCGGCTACGGCTGAATACTGACTTTATGTACCTCGATGCTGTCAAGGAAGCAGAGTACCAGCGTAGGAATAAGGCTATGGAGGATGTTACCGATGGCAACTGAAAGTGATATTGAGAATATGATAAAGGTATCTGAGGCATGGTGTAGGGTGTATGTATCTCTCTGCCACCTTGGGGTGATAGGTAAGGAAACTCAGAAAGAGTTTGCGCGTGCCCTTAGTGATTTCGAGGCTGCCAAGGCACATTACCGCTCCTACCTCAAAGAACGTGCAACCGCTCGGTTGGTCGATGGTGGTGTTGTTGATGGCAATTAAGAAAGAGTGGGAGATGAAGATGTTTCGTGGAGGAACGTTCAAGGTTGATAATATAGGACACGCCGCGCAAATCATGGATGCGTTCATGTTATCCATAAATGTACCTTGGAAACCCGTATCCCTTGGCAGTCACTATTCGTTCTTGATACAAGAGTATCGGTCCTCACCTGATTCATGGATGACGTTTGCGATAGTGTACGAGAAAGATGTATTCCCTAAGAAAAAGCGGTCAAAGAAGAAGGTGAGGAAGCATGGCCGGTAGATCGCCCTCTGCCTTGGTAGCAGAGTGGTATCGGAACCAGGGGTGGATGGTCGATACTGTGGAGAGGTATAATTCTTTCATCCATCAGCGTAAGGATTGCTTCGGCGTTGCTGACCTCGTTGCTGTCCATCCTTGTGTCCGTGGGACTACATACTTGCAGGTGTCGGGGTTGTCGAATCATGGCACGCACATCAGGAAGATGGAGGAGCCGCATCTGGCAGCGAACATCAAGACGCTATTAGAGGCAGGGAACTCCTACATTATTATTTCACCGAGGAAGAAGAAGCGTTTGGAGTTGCAGCGGTTTCGTGTTAGTAGGTATGAGATTAGTATGGGTGCGGTTGTTATTAGTGAGGAGGAGTATTCTTGAAGTGTCTGAAATGTAGTGGCATGTACGAGGATGCCAACGGTCAATGGCATCCTATGGGTGCTATGGACCAGTTGGAGTGTAGGGAGGAGAAGCCGATGGTGTGGTATTGTTACTCTCAGGTGTGTCGGGATTGCAGAAGTGTAAGGGTGGTGGAGTAGATGCGAGAGATAAAGTTTAGGGCATGGATACCGATGCGTGTTGATGAGGATGACAAGGAAGTATTTGGTATGTGCCATGACTTGGCATTTGAGGAGTACGCGCCAATCAACGACCTTCTCGCCGGAGTTAAACATCTGATGCAATACACCGGCCTCAAAGACAAGAACGGCAAGGAGATTTACGAGGGGGATATTGTAAAGGCAGTATGGGAGAAAGAAGGGTTCTCCGTCGAGATACCATATATATATCAAATATTTTATGGTTCTAATGGGTGGGCCGATGAAGAATCACGGATTGAAGTAATCGGGAACATCCATGAGAATCCTGAGTTGGTGAAGCAATGAGGAAGGTCAAGATGCCTGATGTCTGCGCCAGGATCGCCACGCCGTTATCATCATGGTGCGTTGGGTGTAGGGTACAGATGATTCGGAAGGGTGACAGGGTAGGCGTTGGGTACGGCGTGTTGCATAAATGTCCAGAGTGTGGCAGGATTGTTAGGGTAGGAGTGGAGGAGTAATCATGGTGTATCGTGTCTATCCCGGCGGTCCTGAGTGTTGGGTGTGGAAGGATTGTTGGATGTTCACCGAGGAAGATGCGCGTGAGCATCGTGAAGGGCTGGCATGGCTCGATGAGCAGGATGTTCGTGGCATAGTGTACGGCGCGATATTGCCGGTGGAGGAGTGAGAGCATTGACAACACACATCATAGCGGTGACGTACAAGCCGAAGATCGCCGGTGTGAGAGATGGGAGTATCAGGCAGACCATTCGTCCAGGGTGGGAGAGGAAGGTTGGCGACAAGGTATTGCTTCATGGGTGGGAGGGTAGGCCGTACTGGTCAAAGTGGAGCTGGCGGCGGGATGAAGTCCTTAACTGTATTACAAATGTCATATTCACCGACGAGGCGTTGTTTGTTGTTGATACCTATGATAGTGCTGTCGGTGCAGAATCGTTCTTGTTTCCGTGGTGTTCAGCGTGGGTGCAGCATGTTTCTAAAATGGACGGCATTGAACCGGCGACAGGCGAGGCATTGAAGTTCGTGCTTGAAGGGTATGGTGCAGAGGATGGCGACAGGATGCAGATTCTTAGGTGGTGAGCGGAGATGGGCGTAAGCACACCGCATAGGTTGAGGCCGGTTGATAGAGTGTTCTGCCGTAAGTGCAAGCGCGAGCTGCGGAGCTGGCAGAGCAAGGCGAGCAAGTCACAGCTATGCGGGGTGTGTGCGCGTGACCGATGAAATCCCGTTGGACATGCTCACCGAGCTTGCCGGTGTTGGTAAATCAATGGTCGGTGTGCATAAATTACTGTTGTTGCAGGACGTTACCGATCCTGGAACATCCATACATTTAGATGCCGGTAGCGGGAGTTATGCAACCGGCTCGGTACAGTCTATTACTAATCTGTTCAATTCAGTTTTCCATATTACCCATCGCGGCAGATTCATCGACCCTACGTTAATCTCCATGATTATCAACCATCAGGGATACTCAAAGTTTAAATCTTCGTGGTGGTATGTAGAGTTCCGTGGATGCGCTAACGCACAGGACATGTTGAACATGCTCTGCCTCGTTGCTCTCGACGCTCGAAAACGAGAGTGGGAGAAGCCGAGGCCTGATTCAGTATTGCAGGGAGTGACGAATGATGGGTGACAGGGAGCGGGCGAAGAAGGCGTGGAGCATCGGCGGAGATGTCATCGGGCTGATTGCCTTCAATCTATTGGACAAATGCGGCAACTGCAACCACCGTCTTGCTTGCTTGGATGAATACCTGTTCACTCCTAAAGGCACAACGCCGTTCAAGCTGTTCGATGCCATGCTTGCCCATTGCGCCGATGAGAGTAGGGTACTACCAGGTGTCGTTGCGCGTAAGGGTGCTGACGTTATACATGGCCTGTGCGGTGCGCCGTGCGTGTCGCTGCCGGGGTGCGTCGAGGTTGCGATGCGGCGGTGGGTGGTTGGGTCTGATAAGACGCAGAAGTATATCGATGGTGCGCGGAAGTGTGTTAGCTGTCCATCGCTTGCTCTCTGCATCCAGGAATCAATGGATCGCGCTGGTATTTCTACCGTTACCTTCATCGGTGCATACCTCAAGATGGCGCGTGGGTGTCGTGGTAAGAATCCAAAGAACGTGAGGTTTTTGGAATGAGTTTAGAGTGGCGTGATGAGTGGGCGCGTATCCAGATTGTCCAGCAATATCTATGCTGTCGTGACTATCCCTCTGCCATCCTCGCTGTTCGTGAACTGCGTGATTTAATCTACAATGGCAAGGGTGAGGATGATGAGGTCTAAGATGAAGGTGCTTGTAGCGTGTGAGTTCAGCGGTACAGTTAGAGATGCTTTCATTGCAAAGGGGCACAATGCTGTTAGTTGCGACTTACTTCCGACAGAATCACCTGGGCCGCACATACAGGGTGATGTTATACCTGAGATTTGCGTTCACGATTATGATATGATGATTGCGTTTCCTCCGTGTACCTATCTATGCTCATCCGGATTACATTGGAATACTCGCAGACCGGAACGCGCAAAGGAAACCGAACAGGCGTTGAACTTTGTCAGGTTTTTAATGTGGTGCAAGATACCAAAGATTGCCGTAGAAAACCCAATAGGATGTATCTCCACGCGCATACGCAAGCCCGACCAAGTTATCCAGCCGTGGATGTTTGGGCATCCTGAAAGCAAGCAGACGTGCCTATGGTTGAAGAACCTGCCATTGTTGCAGCCAACTAACATAATAAAATCCCCTCCGGCGTGGGTGAAGTGTGATTGTTGCGATGATTACATATGCACCATTCATGGTAAGCACGTCTTTGAGTGTGATTGTAAAGAGATTGAATGGTGGGCGGCTAAAGGTATATCTCCTTACATGACAGGTGGCCGTTGGGCCAACCAGACGCCTTCGGGGCAGAATAAGTTAGGGCCGTCACCTACCAGATGGAAGGAACGGAGCAAGACCTATGCCGGGATCGCCGCAGCTATGGCAGAACAATGGGGTTAAGAAGATGAAGTCTAACCCTGAAGGCTGCTCGATGATAGATTCTGCCCTTTGCCTGTTGGCATGGAGGGTTAGGAACGGGTGGGGGCGGTACGAGGATGTTGCTCTGTCGGCAAAGATACCGAAATCCACAATCTACCAATTGCTTGCAGATTCTTATTGCGGCCATTCGCGTGATGGGACTATACCGGCATTGGATATCGCCGCATCGAAATACGGATATGTTTTTATCGTCTATCGGCGCAGGGGTGTACGTGGTTTCATATTCGATGCAGTTAAACGCTGAAGCGCGATGAGGCGTATTAAGCGATAACTTAATATATCAAAAGCCGAAATCCACATATAATTAGTGGTGAGGCGTATATCAACAGGGCAGCACACTCCTTCCTTCCGTTCTTTCCTCCCCTGTATCATCCTTCCTCCCGCGCCTCACCTCTGATGGTAAAATGACCAATGATAGCGTTCAAGGTATGACAGAATACCAGAAATCCGTCGCCAAGGTTATCATCGATGCCGTCAGGCGTGGCAATTATATCGATGACGCTTCCCGCCTTGCCGGTATGCCGTCGGTATGTGGCGCGGAGTGGAAGCAGATGGGGCGGGATGGTAAACATGCCGACTACGTCCAATTCCTCATTGACATTGAGAGGGCAGAGGCAGATGGCGTGGACAAGCTCATCGACTACATCCAGAAAGCCGGTGAGAAGTCGTGGCAAGCGGCATCATGGCTGTTGGAGCGCAAGTACCCGGCGAAGTTCGGTGCTGGGCGGCAGCCTGAGCAGATCGCCACGCCGCTTGCGAAGATTGAGTTCGTGATGGTCCCTGGCAGAGAGATGGCACAAGTAGAGGAAGTTAAGGCCGTGGAGGAGATTACCGATGGCAAGAAAGAAGATAAACCTAAACCAAAACGCAGCACCGGCATCCAGCTCACCACCTGAGATTAAGCCTCAGATTATCCAGTCATTCGCTGAGTTCTTTCAATATCGGGCAAAGCGGATTAATGCTATCTATGGCGGCAGGGGGTCAGGTAAGTCACACTCGATGCACGTCTGGTTGGCCGCTAAACTCTATACATCTCCAACCCCTGAGCGAATCCTGGTGATGTGCAAGACCTTCCCGCAGCTCCGCATGACGGCGTACAAAGGCATCCTCGATGTTCTCAACTCATGGGGTACGCCATACGAGCATGACAAGTCAAACCATGTTATTAGGTACGGGCTGCATGAGATATTCTTTGTGTCGCTTGACGATCCTGAGAAGATAAAATCAGCGAACTGGACAGATGTATGGCTTGAAGAAGCAACGAACTTCGACTTTGCCGATTACTTGCAGCTCAAAATGCGTTTCACCGGCAAGCTCTACATGACATTCAATCCAATAGATAACAATCATTGGATATGGAAGCGTGTGGTTGAGGAAGGTGGAGAGGATGTTGCCACCCATCATTCTACATACAGGGACAATCGTTTCGTATCTGATGATATCGTTAAGGAGATTGAATCTCTTATCGCTGTCGATAGTAATTTCTATCAGGTCTATTCTTTAGGCTTGCCAGGTGTGCTGAAACATTTAATTTATTCTAATTACGATATCATCGACACCCGACAGGTAAATGGCGAAGCTGTTTATGGATTGGACTTTGGCTTTAACGCGCCTTCCGCTCTCGTTGAGGTACGATGGTACGATGGCGAGTGCTTTGTCCATGAATTGCTGTACCAACCGGGGCTTACCAATTCCGATCTCATGGCAAAGTGCCGTGAGCTTATACCAAACCTCCGTTCTTACCTCTACGCCGATTCTGCCGAACCAGCGAGGATAGAGGAGTTCATGCGCAACGGGTTCAACGTATATCCAGCCGATAAGGATGTCAAGGCGGGGATTGATAGGGTTAAGGGAATCAGGTTGCATATAACTAAAGATTCTGTGAACCTTCTTAGAGAGATAAAATCCTACAAGTACAAGGAAGATAAGATGGGGAACGTCATCGATGAGCCGGTGAAGTACGATGACCACGTTCTGGATAGCTGCCGGTACGCCATCATGTCATCGACCAATCGCCCTACCAACCCTTTCAAGATACCGATAATATCCTTTAAGCGGAAGGGATAAATAGGTGGCCCGAAGTCCACATATATATAACTGAGCGTCTAACATGAAACTCTTTGGCTATAATATCAACCGTGTTCGCCCTACCGCTCCTCGGCGGCGCAGGGAGTTGGCGAAGGCGGTTGTACCGGCAACGGAAAACACCGGGCGCAAGACGTGGGCGAAGTCGTGGTCAAGAAATAAGTTCATGGATTTTCTCAACCCTCTTGGTCGTGACGTTAAGCAGCTTGCTCAGTTCAAGGCTGCTATGACGCAGTACGGCCTTGTGTGTCAATGTGTTGAGGCGTACAAGGAGTATGTGTTCTCCAACGGCTGGCGGTTTGAGAGCAACAGCCCGTCTGATATGAAGAAGGTCGAGGAAGCTCTAAAGAGCATCGACTTTGAGAAGGTTGCCTCTCAACTCCTCGGTGACGGCATTGGGTACGGCGATGGCTTCTCCGAGGTTGCCGGTGTGATGATTTACAGCATACCGAATGAAACCATGAAGGTTGTCGATGACGCAAAAACCGGCGGCATCGCTGGCTATGAGCAGTATATCCGCAAGGATGGCATCGTATCTGCAACCAAGAAGATTCCCCTGCCGATTGAGAAGATAATGCACTTTCAGCCTTACCCACAAGGCGGGTCAAATTACGGCTTGTCGATCCTACAAATGGCGTGGACTGAGATATGCCGGGATTCGCAGATATCTGATTCCGTCGCTGCGGCAATCGAGCGGCATGGCTTTCCTAAGTATCTGGTCCAGGTAGGGCGTGAGGGTACTGACCCAGACCCAATCCTTCTGCAATCCATGAGCAACGAGTTCGAGGATATCAATTCCAAAAACACCTTCATCACCTCTCCTGATTTGAAGGTATCGAACATCGACACCACCGGCATCGGGAACATCCGTGACTATGGCGATTGGGGCATACAGCGTGTGCTGGCTTCTCTCGGCGTACCAGAGGAGGTTCTTGGTCTGCACCTTGGCGGGTCTGGGTCAGAGGCTACATCTAAAATCCGATTGGAGGCGTTTTACGACAAGGTATCTACCCTACAGCGCAAGCTTGCTGAGTGTTTCAACCGGCAGTACATCGACAGGATAACCGGCCATCCTGGAGCTGTTAAGCTGGTGTTCAACGAGATATCTTCTGAAAGCAGGTTCAAGGGTGCGCTGTTCATTGCACAGGTTGCGATGGCCGAGGGGTTGGACAAGGATTCCATACTGTCGCGTGAGGAGAAGCGCGAAGCGATGGGGTACACATCGGAGTTCGATGACGGCGAGGAGCCGCCATCGGTTGAGATAGTGGAGGATAGGCCGAATAGCGGGAAGCTTGGGAGGCAGCAAAATGCCAAAGACATCATCGTTGGGGTTACTAACGAAAAAGGCTCGGTCTGATCCCGGACTCATCGACAGTCGGGCGAAGCCGTACTCAAAGACGCTTTACAAGGCGTTTAACACTACTAACGTAAAGATTGTTAGTGATGTTAATGCCTACCAGCCAACAACCGTCCAAGGGTATAAGCACATCATCGACACCCGCCTTGCCATCAATGTATCGCTGTTAAAGCCAATTGTAAGGGCTTATAGCCGTGCAACGTGGTTGGCTGGCGCATATCGTACCCGGCAGTTCATCAAGGCCGTAAAAGGCAAGCAGTTGGCTTTCAGGCACAAGAGCACCGTTGAGCTGGCTGATGATGACTTTTTACCGACAAACGATGATTTCTTCAACGAGGTAGGGGCTGATGAGGAAACCATTAATGCTCTTACCGAGCGGAACATGGCAGATGTTACCAAGGTTACTGAGGAAACCCGTACTGTGCTGCTCCGTGAGGTTACTGACGGTATGCTTAAAGGCGAAGGACCGGCGTACATTGCTCGGCAGATTTACAAGTCCACCAACGAGGATACGGCAGAGAATGTTGTGCCTATGAGCCGCTACCGTGCCTTGATGATTGCTCGGACGGAATCGATGTACGCTTACAGGGATGCGGCGCGGAAGCAGATGGAGGAGGCTGGCTACACCCATGAGAAATGGCTTGCGGCTCCAGGGTGTTGCGATATCTGCCAATCCTATGACGGCCATATCTACCCTCTCGGCCAAGCACCGGATGAGCATCCTAACGGGCGGTGCGTCTTAGTGCCGGTTACGGCTAAGGAGAGTGAGTTGTTTGAATGACAACCTCCGGTCAATCATAGAGCGGGAGATCGCGGAGAAGAAGGCGCAGATTATGACAACCGGGCGGGTTATCGCCAAGTACGAGGATATGCTTGCCAAGGTCAAGAGCCAGCAGGAGAAGGCAAAGATGGATTTACAGTCGTTGCGTGATGAGTTAGGGATTGATGTAACATGATAGAACGGAAGGATGTGTTTGTAGGGATAGTGCAGAAGGGAACGATTCACGTTGATTGCGTCAAAGGGTTGATGAACGCTGGATTGATGAAACAAGTTCATTTCTCCAATTCTTACTTCATCGATGACAGTCGGGATGAGCTTGTCAGGGAGTTTTTAGAAACCGACTGTAAGTATCTTCTATGGGTCGATACCGACAACATCCTGCCGTTGAACATCATGTCGCTGTTTGACGTTGATGAGCCGTTGCTTGCGCCGTTGAACTGGTTTGGTGTTCTAAGACATGACGGCATGACTGTTGTTTATCCTGGGCTGATGCAATACACTCCGATTGGCAGGACTGGAAAGGAAAGCCCATATTCGTGTTACATGCCACCGGCGATGACCGATGGTTCGGGGAACAGGTACACCTACTGCCACAACCCCAACGGTGGCGTATGGGCAGCTCGGCGTGATGTGTGGGAGGAAATGAAGGATGACGATGGTTGTTGGTTCAGGGTGACGTGGAAAGATGAGTTCGGCATCATGCGGCACTCAGAGGATGGGTATTTCTTCCGTCGGCTTAACGCTAAAGAGCGGAGGCCGTTTGTCATCGACCTTTCGATAAGCGTAGGTCACTTGAAGATGTGCGACCTTCGGCCTGTTGGCGAATCTTTTACTAAATACACCGGGGTTAAAAACAACGATGGAATACTGAAAAGGACTACCTAACCATACTCATTTAAATACATTGGCCGGTGTCCACATATATAATAGTGGGTATCGTAAATGGCCTATACTACAGGACCGCCGGAAGTCATCGTCAATGCAGAGAATCCTTCGGGTGCGGCAATACACCTGAAAGTTAATGCCAACGGTTATCTGCAATGCGAGATCGCCGGTGCATCGCTCACTCTCGATGGCTCAGAGCTTCAGATTCAGGGTGGGACGGCAGATAATGGTGTCGTTACCTCAATCGCTCCAGTCTATGTCGGCGGCATAGTTCGCCTTACTGATGCGACATTTGCCGATGGTGACGCAAGCGGCCTTACCACCAACTACAACGGCCAGCTCGTTGTGCAGGACAAGACCGCTGAGGGTAGCCTTACCACTATTGCCGGTGCGGTTAATACTGCCCGCGTGGTTGTGTCCGATGTTACTCTTGACGGTTGTGTTTCTTCAAACGTCCTTGTCACCGCAGATGCAACCGCAGACGGCCATCTTTCCACCATCGCCGGTGCCGTAAGCTCGGCTGTCGTTGTCACCGCTGACGCTACTGCTGACGGCCATCTCCTGACCATCGCTACTGCCGTCCAATCCAACGTCGTGTCTGTTGCCGATGCTACGCTTGCGACACGGCTTGACCAAGCGTTTGTCGTTGCCGACATTACTCTTGACGAGTGCGTTTCCTCAAAGGTTGTCGTCGTCGCTGACGCTACCGCCGATGCTCGGCTTCTGACTATCGCTACCGCTGTCCAGGGGAATGTAATATCTGTCGCTGACGCAACCGCTGACGGCTACCTTGAGACCATCGCTACGGCTGTACAGGCTAACGTTATATCTGTTGCTGATGCTACGGCAGATGGGTATCTTGAAACCATCGCCACCGCTGTTCAGGCAAACGTTGTATCTGTTGCCGATGCAACGAGTGCTGGGCATCTTTGCACTATCGCTACCGCCGTGCAGTCAAACGTGCTCTCGGTCGCTGACGCTACCATCGCTACCCGCCTTGATGGTGAGCTGGTCGTTGCTGATAACACGGTTGATGGTTGCGTGTCGGATAAAGTCCTTGTCGTTGCAGATGCTACCGCTGACGGACACCTCGCCACACTTGCAGGTGCGGTGAGTTCTGCCGTTGTTGTCACCGCTGACGCTACGCTTGCTGAATGCATCAATACGAAGCGCGTTGTGGTTTCCGACACCACGCTTGACGCTTGCGTTGATACCAGCGTGAACCTCCTTGGCGTGTGCGATGGTTTCCAGCACGCAATCAATCAGAGCGGTGCGTATGTCGTCGCTGACTTCTCCGATGACTGTGATACTGCCGAACCGCTTAACTACATCGTTGAATGCCCTGCCGGTGTAACGCCGCATTGGGCGTATGACATCAGCGCACAGGGCGGTGCTGGAACCATAGCGGTGTACAAACACCCGTACATCGCTCCCGATGGTGTCACCGCTGGCAAGGGCGTTGAGGTTGCGTCGTCAAACCTCGATTTCACCAGCCTTGCTGCGGCAGATGTTAAAGTCTATCGCTACGCCACCATCCTTGCAGACGGTACGCTTGCGTGGTCTGAAACCTTTGGGTCGTCAATCCCGCAATCACGTTTCGGCGGCATAGCTGCGCTTGGTGACAGGGTAATCCTTGCTGGCGCAACATCGATCCTTGTCAGGTACACCGCTCTGACTGATGATGAGGATGTGTTCGTGAACTTCACATGGTGCGAGGAGTAAAAACATGACAGGCGGTAAGGTATATCCGAAGAAAACAATGGTCGAACTCGGTGGTGTAGTGTACACCACCGGCAAGTTTACCGAACTCGCTGATGGCTCAGCGATCTTCCGCGACCAGGTTCTTCTCACCCCCGGTAAGTGGGGCGACAGTCTTTCCGGTAACGAGTACGAGTACACCGACAGCGTTCTCCAAGAAGCGGCGAAGAACTGGTACGCAAACGGTGTATGGGTGCAGCACACCGGCGGCGGGCCGCGCTCTGCTCTCGGCAAGGTTGCTGTCGTTGAGAACCAGCGGTGGCAGGATGGAGCGGTGATGGGCGACATACATTTCCACCAGCTCACGCAGGAGAGCAAGGATGCCGTCACGCTGATTAAGTCCGGGATAATCAACTCCATGAGCGTCGAGTTGGGGAATGACGGTTACACCAGAGATAAGAAAACCGGCATCCAGCAACCGAAAGGTCTTACCTTCCTCGGTGTCGCACTTGTAGAGAACGGTGCTTGCCGTGATGCGAAGTTCGCAATGGAGGAGAAATTACCTGTACAATCCTCAACGGTTGAGGATGTCGAAACGAGGTCCGAGAACATGGACGAAAACAAGACGCAGGAAACGCTCGTCGAGCTTGGTTCGCAGACCAAGGCGGCGATGACGAAGATGGCCGAAATGGAGAAATCCTTTGCGGTTGTCGGGGACATCTCGGCGAAGCTCGCCGCATATCAGACCGAGCTTTCCGAGGTCAAGGCGAAGCTGGCACAGCTTGAAAGCCAGCGCGTTACATCGGCAAATTCTGCCGATGTCGAGCTTGAAGAGTGGCATCCTGGTGTGCGTTTCGATACTCGCACCAAGCGCGTCACTAAGGAGGCCTAAACATGGCATCGACTTCAACCGCATGGTCAAATACGACTATCCCGCAGGTGCTTGCCGGTGGACTGCTCAACAGCGAAACCTTCACCCTCGCTGGTACGGTTTACCAGGGTGAGATTGTGAAGGCCGAGGCGACCACCACGCATTCGTACACCGTCGTTGAGGGTAGTGTTGCTTGCAACACCGCAGTCATCGCTGGCGCGGATATCCCGATTGGTGTGGCGATGGAATCTGGTGTGAGCGGCGACAAGATCGCCGTTGCCCTTACCGGAACCGTCGTGTACGTCCGTGAGGGTGATGGTGTCGCTACCACCTGTGGCGCACTCCTTACCTGCGGCCTCAACACCACCGTTCTCGGCTGCGTCAGCCTTGCTCTCAGCACCGCCTCCGGGTGGGCCGTCGGGCAGTCGCTTGATGTCATCGCTGCGAACTCCACCGGGCGCATGATTGTGAACCCGCAATTTGTGTCCAAGGCGGCATCGTAAGAATAAAGGAGGCTTGAAAAACATGACACAAGCATTTATCGAGATGGCAAAGATCGCGTATGCAGACAAGAGCCGCCGCAAGGAGATGGTTGAGAAACTCAGCCACACCATCCTGCCGAATAAGTACATCCTTGACCAGGATGGCCGCAAGCAGAACATCCGTGAGCTTGCGATGACTCCTGGGCTTGAGGAGAATCTTATTCCCGTTGAGGTCGAGGCTACGGTCATTGAGGGTAGCAATCCGTCTATCTTCTTCCGTAACTCCGGCATCCCGGTGTACAACTGGCCTGAGTGCGGACAGACTGTATATGTGCCGTCTGCCCCCGCTGGCGTGTATGCTCCGAAGGTCGCTGCTGGCGCACCGTCTGCGCCGGTTGATGGGTATATCACCCCAACCTCCGTGACCATCGACACCTACTCGCAGTCGTTTGGTGTGACCCGCGAACTCCAGACGTTTGCCAAGCCGGACATCCTCAACACGCAGTTGAAGCTGCTCGGCAACGCGCTTGAGAACGCTCTGAACGCAAAGGTGTTCGACACCTTCCTGCTCGGCTGTTCGCAGGATGCCGACAATGCGGCAAGTTCGACCAATCAGGGACTTACGAACTACGCTACCGCAGTCAGCAATGTTCGCAAGTATATGTACGCCCCCGATACCGGCGTTGTCCACCCTGAGTTTGAGGCGCGCATCATGTCGCAGCAAACTGGCGCGGTGTCGTACTTCGCCCCCGGTGGCTGGCAGCCCGATGGTGGAAGCCAGGTCACGGGCATCATCCCCCGTCTGTTCGGGACGCAGCTCAACGTCTGGTCTGGAACCTACGGTGGCGGGACGTACACCTACAGCTACGACACCAACGATGACCGTGGCGGTCTGGTTTTCGACAAGCAGCGGTACGGCGCAGTCGTCATAAAGGAAGATATCAGCGTCGAACAGGCGCACGATATCCTCTACCGCATGGATCGCGTTGTCGGAACCATGATGATGGGCGCAAGCGTCTGTCAGGGCTACGCTGGCTGTCGCCTCCAGTTCTAAATTGAGAGTTGAGGCATAATCCTTTCCCAATCCTTTCCTAATCCTTTTCCAACTCTGGTGACACGCTATGGTGCTAACAACCCGCAACAGCGGTAAATACCTGGACAAGCGATGGCAAGAACGCCGTGACGCTTACTCCAAGTACAAGGTTGGCATCTCACCGACTGACACTTTCTATTACGAGATAGGGGACAACGAGGGGAATATCTATGGAAAAGAACATTTCCAGCACCCCCGCCCTAACCTTGAGCCGATGAAACACGGCGAGGTTGTTGCAGATTACCGCGATGACGATCCAAGAATGCCGAAGAAATTCAAGTAGGTGAGCATGTATGGTAGAAATTGGTAGAGATGAGGCAATGCAGTTGTGGGTGCTTGGCTGGATGCTCGTTGGCAGCATACTGATGTACGCTGTTTACAAAGGGCAGAAGGGTGAGGCCATAACAGGCAAAGGGCTTGGCAAGAACATTGGTTACGGCATCGTTGCCTGGGGCTTGGTCCTTGGCGGCAAGGTCGCTGCTTTCTCTGATGTTGCATGGGGCAGCATACGGCACGTCGATGTTGTCATACCGGCAATCATCGCCGGTGCTGGTGCATCGGTCATCGTCGGTGTGTTCATAAAGCGCAACCTTGAGGGGCTTCTTGCTGGTATCGGTGGAGATGACGGCAACGCAACCATCAAAATTGTCACCACGGAAAAGGAAGCGGTAGTCGTCGAGAAGGTGCCGAAGAAGAAGAAATCAGCCTGATTCGGAGTGAACGATGATGGGTAAGGGTGACGATGAATCGCTGAGCATAAAACTTGCTCGGATTGATGAGAATGTCAAGGCGATGAAATTCCGTCTTGACAACATCCAATGCCCCGCTCCTCGATGTTATGCGCATGAGGAGCGGGTGGGGCGGTTGGAGGACCATGAGAAGATAGTCATTGGCACTATGGGTTTCCTTATCCCTGTCATAATATCAATCGTAGGGCGTATTATAGGGGCGTGGTGACATGGCTTACAGCGCATGGACGGATTTAGTGGCTGTGACCAACAACGCTCTTACACAGTCAGAGAATGAGGCTTTAATCGCAATGGGCGATGCTGAGATTGATGCCATCTGTCAGCTTGCCGGTGTTGGCGGGACGGCTGGCGATCTGATACTCAAGGCAGCATCGCTTAAATTCGCCACCGTTGCATTGCGCCAAAGGTATCACTCATCGAGCAAGGGGCTTACGTCCAAGCGCATCGGTGAGCTGGCTTTGAGCTATGATAACGGCGATGCCTCTACATCAGCACTTGACAACCTCCATGCCGATGGCGTTGCCCTGGTTGAGAAATACGTCAAGTACACTTTGAAATCCCAGTATTGGGGCAGAGGGTTGTTTCGCAAGAGCGGGGGGTAGGATACCATGCCAGCCACGGTATCGGAGAGGTTCGGGTCTGCCACCGATGGGGATACCGAGGTCGTTGCCGACAAGCCGCAGTACGATGAGTACGTTGGGGTTTACGACAGGCAGACGTTCAAGGCGTTCTTTGCCGACAAGTCCACGCCTGAGCCTGACGTTCTTATCCTGTGCTACGATGACGTGGACGGCAAACGCATTAATCCGAGAGGAGTGCGCATCACCTACTTCAATCCCTCCGCAGACTTCACCGAGGCGATTGATGAGTTCAACGGGTCGTTCTGCTTCGCTGACCTCTACCCGCACATCGACCTCCACTACTTCACCGATGCCGATGCCGCGCAGACTGAGGCGCGTGAGTGGTTCGTGCTTAAATCCCGGAGCATCCCGGCGTACATCGACAGGCGGTACACGCTCATTGGCGATGCGAAGTTCAACGCTGATGAGATGGCAGTTGTTGATTCTACCGACAGGGTACTGTTCAACGTTTCGCCAATCGAATACACCGACATCCCGGCGCGGCAGGTTGTCATTGCATCCGATTCGACAGGCTTCACACTCCGCACATACTTCGACGCGAACGATGCCGAGGCATGGGGCGATAAATCTGCTGGGGTGTTGTGGCTCGGCGGCTCATGGGAAGGCACAGGCGTTTACCTCGTTGATGCGGCTGACGTGTCTGGGACGAGCATCAGAACGCAAGACAGGACGAATTGGACGGCGGTGCAGGCAGACGTTGGCAACACTTATCTAACGGTTTCAGGCTCGGCGTTCACAACGCAGGGTAGCATAAACTTGATTACCATCGGTGGCGCAAGTGCTGGAGGCGCGGCGTTCACAATGTTGGGGACTGAAACGTTGAACTTCGATGCGGGAACCAGTTTGATGAATCAAAGCGGAACAATTGGACTAACGACGTTGCAGGGGAAGATAACATCAACGACGAGCAAACAGTTTTACATCAATTGCAGCAATACTCTGACATGCACATCATTAGTCATAGATATTGCCAGCACGTCGGCAGCAACGTTTTTCATAACTGGTGCTGGTAAAACATACACTTTTACCGACTGCACCATATCAAACCCGACAAACGTTTCAGGTGGGTATTTCAACTGCGCAAACATCGCAACGGGTACGCTGACAATAACCGGCGGTAGCACGGCATATAATTCTGCTGCGTCAGTTTCATTTATCGACGCTTCAAACGCTTCGTCGGCGTTGACGATTACCGTCAGAAATCATGTTGTTACATACGTCACGGGAAGCACTTATTTTCTCAGGACGCTTGGAACATCGTGCGCTAACGTCTGTCTGTTTGATAACTGTACGATACCGCCAAATTTCACATCAAATACGTTTTACCTAAAGGCCGATGCTTCGGTATCTCTGTACAATACAACGTGGTCAGGAATCGGCACACAGGTAACGTACTATAACATTTTGACAGGGCTTACGACAAACGGCAAACTCGTTGTCGGGAATCGCGTCACACTTACGGTTACAGATGGCACCGACCCGGTGGCTGGCGCGACAGTCACGGTGACAAACGCCACCGATTCAACAACTATTTTCACCGGCACCACCGACGCAAACGGGAACATAAGCGACGGTGGAAATACTTATCTTTCGATACCGGCTTATCGCCACACATCGACAGCAATCGGCGGCGTGTCGTGCTATGTGACGGTGAGCAAGACCGGCTACACCACACGGACGGCGGTTTACCTCGACGTTGATGCCGTGAGTTCCACCCAGACCATCGCCCTCACCGCAGAGGTCGCTGCACCGAACAGATTTAGGTTCGATGGGAGCGTGTTTGGAGAATGACGCTCTACTCGTCAGCCGCCAAGTCATTGGTGAAGGGGTGTTT